CGATCCTCTCTCCGATATTTAACATCTCCAAAGTTGATAGTCCATCAGTTGTTGGTATTTTCACGCAACTGATGAGTGACTCAGCTCCAGTAGTGAGTCAAGTGTCTGCAGTCGTTAGATTAGTGGAGAAGGTCACTTTTATGTGGTCCACCCTCAAGAAGTATATGGGTTGGGCTTCATCCGGTTTTGAGCAACTCAATAGTGGTTATCAAGATGTTGATGATTTTGTTAAACGTTGCATGGGTTTGTTCCAGAGAGGTGAGTTGGTTCCGACGAGGGATACGCTCAATGAGGTAGATAATTTGCTTTCTCTGTGTGCTCGTCTTAAAGTCAAGCACGCTAAGGAGCAGGCCATTTACAAAATGGTGGATCAATTCACGAACCAACTTACAAAGGCTAGAATAAATTTGGCCCGCGTAGATTTCGCTGGTAAGCCTTTTAGGGCTGAGCCAGTTTGTGTTGGTTTGTATGGTTCACCAGGCCTTGGTAAGTCCACGGCTGACGAGATCATAGCTGATCGCTTGGTCCGGTACGAGCTAAGGAACAGTCCTGCTCTGTTGGACTTGTACACTAGAAGCCCTAACGAGTTCATCTTTGTCAGAAGGAATTCTGAATATTGGGAAGGTGTGACACAAAGTGCAAAGGTCATCCGGTACCCAGATTATCTAGCTGGTAAGGCTGAAATTACTGGGGCCACACATGAGACTGAGCTGATTGATATGATTTCAACTGAGCAATACACTCCCAATATGGCTTTCGAGTCCAAAGGGAAGTTGAGCCTCACTCCGTCGTTTATCACTCTCTCGACCAACGAAACAAGTATAAGAGGTTCCACAATTAACCACAAAGGCGCGTTGGCTCGTAGGTTTAGACTTTACGAGCTTAAATGGGCTGGACCAGTCAATTCTTTCGGTCAATTGAAACCAGAGCCTGGTTCACCAGTTGATATGAGACACTGGGAGTTTATTCCGGGACGTTTCACACCAACTTATGCTTTTGAAGCTGTTCCAGGTGAGGCTCCTATGAGTCTTGATGAAGTCGTTTATGCTGCTATCATTGAACGCGAGTCGAATATAAAGAAGGCAGCGAGCATAATGTCTCTTAAACATTCAGCTTCACAAGCGTCTAATTCAATTTATGATGCTTTGGAGGGCTATGAACTTAAGCAAGGAGTTTCAATCCACGCGCAAGTTAAGGCCCTAGCTCCAAAAACGCGAACGGTGAAATCTGTGGTTTACGATACGGTTGACGCAATCGTAAGAACTATCGGTGAAGAGTCGTATGATGACCTTCCCTTGGATCTCAAGAAGAAGTTGACTGTCTTACACACCTACATAGGTGTGATTGATGATGTGGCTTATTATGATCGCTTGAGGGCAGATGCCCCGGAGCTTTATGCCAAGGCGATCTTGCAACCTACTAGCGTCAATAGAATGAGATTGGTTAATAATAACTTCCTGTCTGGTTTAAAAGGCTATTGTGCAACGTTCTTTGATTTTATTAAGAAAATGGTCGTGTCTATCGACTATAAAGTCATTCCAGCGGTGTTGACATTAATGGGTAGCTTGGCAGCTGCTTACTACTTCTTCTCTAAGGAGGAGGAGCAACCTGCGAGTAACGTCGTTATTGACGAGTCACTTGGACAGCAGTCTAGGAACTACGTCGACGCGGCGGCTCTTGCTAAGGCCAAGTCTAACCAAATCAGAGCGCGTAATATCGCAAAGTTTAAGAAGGTTGAGGTGAGTGCACAAGCGGCTGAGAACATACAAATAGGTATCTCAAAGGCTCGCGACCACACGTACAAGTTGGTTGGAGTTGATGGATCCTTATTTACGTGTGCTTTGGCGCTGGGTAAGAGACATTATTTGATGAATGCCCATTCATATAAGACGCTAGTGGAAGCCTACGAGTTTGATTTCGTGGATTTCCCAGTGAACTTCACCCATGCAACTAGACCAACATTCCCTGTTCTGTTTTCTGACATTAAGTCGAAGGCAATAGTCGACGAAGCCACAGACACAGTGTTCTTCACAATCTCCTGTGGTTTCGACATGCCTTCCATTGTCCCTCATTGGGCCCCCGATAAGTTCATAGGCGATAGAATCCATATGAGTTATTTGCATACTAGTGTGGGTTTTCTTTTACCTAGCGCCGGAGGACCACAGTTCTGCCAGAAGGCCAGGATCATTAATGGTAAAACCATAATGACTGACAAGGGTGAGGTTCGACTTAGACAGTTATGGGCTCTAGAAGGGCTTTCTACGACTGGTGATTGTGGAGCACCATACTTCGCGACAAGCAATGAGGTTGGTGCGGCTGGTAAGTTCATTGGTATACATGTGGCTGGCACAAATGGCTACGGTCAAACGTTTGCGTGTGCTATAAGCAAGAAAACCATACAAGATGCTATTAAAGCTCTTGAGACTGGTGAGCTCGAACTCGCTGACGGAGACCGTCAAGTTGTTGACACTGTTTCCAATCCACACCATTTTTACACCACTATGACCCACATACTTGCTCCTAGCGAGGATCCTGCGAAGGAGCCTATGCTGGCACCAGTGGATGTCAACAATCCCGCAGTTTATGCACGTGCTAGTGCTAAATACAATAAAACAGTCAAGCCTAAGTCCGAAGATTTACTGAGATTAAAAACGTGCATGGCTGAGTATTTACAACACTGTGGAAATGTTGAGACACGTCCCATGAAGCCTGGTATGGTTAGCTTTAGGGATGCCTGTTTGGGCATTGCTGGCACAAATTTTAAAGGTGTTGATTTGTCCACATCAGCTGGTACACCATATAACTGTATAAAACTCAACAAGCACGACCTTATTGGTGATTATCGTGAGGACGGTTTTGTTGAGGGCCCTCGCATAAATGAACTTTATGCTGAGGCTCAAGACAATTTTAGGATGTTGGCAAGGGGTGAGATTCCTAGCTATGTCTTCACCGATGTTATTAAGAGTGAAACACTGCCAAAGGACAAAGTCCGTGCAGGCAAAGGTCGTTTGATCTCTTGCGCCCCGCTTAGTCTGGTGATTGTGACCAGAATGCTTTTTGGTCACTTCCTAACCTGGATGTTGGATAATCACATGTCTAATGGATTTGCTGGTGGTGACAATATGGACGGAGATGATGCCCATTTGATCACGCTCGCTCATAAAGCAATCTCACTCGACATGAATCTTTCCATTGCTGGGGATCTTTCCGGGTATGACACAAGACACTCAGCCGACGCCCTCCAAGCTGGTTTAGAAGTTATGGTTGATTATGTCAATAGAGTGTCGCCTATGGACCCATTGACCATGAGGGTCTATCAAACATATACCAAGTCCATGTCCACCACGTGCCATCTCCGTGGCGACCAATTGCACTACTGGAACGGATCACTGGCTTCTGGTCACCCTCTTACCACCTGTTTGAACTCTGTTGAGAACCACGGTTTATTTATGTATTCGGTTTGGAAAGCGCGATCTTTTGAGCAAGGTTTCTTCCCAAAGTACTTCTCCAACGTTCTCGTGAGAGTGCTAGGGGATGATAACCGTGCTAGCGTTAGCCCCGAGTGGCGCGATTTCGTTTCTGAGTCTATCTGTGCAAATGGTTATGCCGACTTTGGCCACGTTTATACAAGTGACACAAAGAATGGCTTGACAGATCACTTTCGTTCCTTTGAGGAAACAACGTTGCTTAAGCGATTCACGCGCTTTGAACCAATACTTGGTAAGTACGTTGCCCCTTTGAGGTTAGACGTTGTCTTAGAATTGGGTTTGTGGACTAGAACTGAGACCAAGGAGAGGATTCCATCCAAGATACAGACCATTAAAAACTTGGATACTATGGTCAAGTACTTGTCATTCCATGAGCAGAAACATTGGGATGAATGGATTCCTAAGTATGAGAAGATGCATGCCCACATTGGCTGGCGTTGCAAATACACGTCCCGACAGTCCTGTTTGTTAGAGTGCCATAACAACAAGGAGTTTTCTTTTGGTGTTTTGGAATCAAAAGATGAGTGAGACCTGCACTCATCACGCCCTCCTAGGGGCTTTATAATACTGGGGGTGCTCATACTTAGTTGATAGCGGTCTCCAGCGAAATGGAGAACTCACTTTCAAGATTGAAGGCGCCTGAGAAACGTTAAAAACTCCCTGAGGGTCTTGCTTGCCTGTGCGACTTGCTAAATGTCTGCTTTAAGGTCAAACAGTTCGCGCTTCAGTAGATGGTTTCCTATTTAGGATTACTGTTCAAGATGCCATTCCGGCAGTCCCGGAGAAATCTAGAGCAACAGACTATATCGAGGCTACGGGTGTAACCTACGATGAATGATCTCCACCCTCTGCAACCCAAAATATAAATCAGTCCCCGTTCGTTTCAGATCCTGTATTAGTTGATGTACAAAAGACGACTTTGGTCGTAGACGAGACAATCAACGATGCCAGACCCGCTGACCTAGTTAGCACACTTTCAACTCTTTATGATTCAGTTCATGTCACGGGAGTTGATACGATTAAGGATTTCCTAGAAAAGCCCACAATGATTTTCAATGGAGTCCTTCAGACCACAGATGCTGCCGGTGCTGCGATTGGCGCTCCCATGTACTTTCCAAACGATCTTGCCACGTACACTAAGCAATCATCCAAATTGAAGGGTGTGCTAATGTATAGGGCAGACATTGAAGTGACAATCAAGCTCAATGCCGTTCGTTTTCAACAAGGTAGATATTTTCTCCGTGTTGTTTACAATGGTGGTCCATCAATTTGTCCACTCTCTGAGAAGGTTTCAGGAGCGCACGTTGCTAACCTTATGACCTCAACGTCTGGTCAATTGGTCGAAATCGACGTGGCTACACAAACGTCGGCTACAATCATCATTCCCTTCATAAGTAACACTAACTATGGTCTTCCGACCACTGATAGTCTTGCGAGAACAGTTGCCAAGGTTTATCTCATTTGTTATGATCCGTTAGTCGCTGGTAGTGGTGACACGGTTGCTCAGTACAGCATTTGGGCAAGGTTGATCAACATAACCTTGTCTGGTAACGTGGTCCTTCAGTCTAAAACTGTTCAATTTAAAGAATTGAATGGCAGTGTTAGTGGACCAGCGTCTAAGATATCAAGGGCTTCTGGCATTTTAGCCGGGATACCCCTATTGTCTCAGACAGCTTCCACTGTTTCCTGGTTGGCAGGAGCAGTGGCTAACACTGCAAGCTTCTTCGGTTACTCAAAACCTTTTGACCCTAGCGCTCCAAGCGTGATTATGCGTAAGGGAACGCAAGGTATGAGTAATGTAGATGGTAAGTTTCAAGGCCATAAGCTTTCAGCTATGGTTGATCATGAAATTCCCATTTCATATGGACGTCAAAGGACAGATGTGGACGAGATGTCCTTTGACTACATCAAGGAGAAGTACTCTTGGATTAGAACAGTTCCCTGGACTAATGCTCAGTCAAGTGGTGTCGTGGTTACTTCTTTCGACACACAAGTCGGTCACGGAGATGCGGTTTCCTTCGCTAAGGGTTACACACTCCCAGTGGTTGATTACTTGAGCGAGCCGTTCTCGTTTTGGCGAGGAAGCCTTAAGTACAAATTTAAAATCCCTAAAACCGAGTTTCACTCTGGTCGGTTGTTGATCGCTTGGTTGCCAATCGATAGTACAGTTGGAGTTGTGGAGCCTTCCACCATAGCTCAGACTGATAACTTGGTTAGGGTCATATGGGACATACGTGAGACAAATGAGTGTGAGGTGATCGTACCTTACATCTCAACACGTAATTTGACTACCGTTGGTAGCCGTACAGGCAAGCTCTTTGTTTTCGTTTTGAACGAACTAATAGCTCCTAACACGGTTCCCTCTCAAGTGAACATTTTGATTGAGAAGGCCGGAGGACCAGATCTTGAGTTCTCCTTTCCAACGAAGCTCTCCACCAGCAACACCGTTAATTGGTGGTCCCCATATGTGCAGTTTCAGTCGAATCCTCTTGCACTTGGTAAGTCCAAAGTCCCGCTCGAGGTAGTTGCTGAATCTGTTGGAGAGAGAATAGTCTCGATTAGATCTTTAGTCAAGAGGTTCTCTCTTTTCACAAGCAAGACTTCTGGTTCGGCGGTTGCGAACTGGTTGTACCCTTTTGAATTTTATTGCGCCACCCAGTTGGTGAGCAATAGTGGTGCCATCTCGCGACCTAGCGGGACCTGCGACCTTATTAGTTGGTTCGCACCACTTTATGCTTTATCAAGTGGATCCGTTCGTTTACTGGCGACCACCTTCGCAAACACTTCTCCAATTTATTGGGACTTGGGATTGGCTGGAGGTACGCCAAATGACCTATGGGTTTCCACAGGTGGTACTCTTAATGGGTTTTCACCCACTGTTTCAGTTTTGACCCCTATCGAAGGAGTTAGTAATATTGAGGTTCCTCAATACACTACATTTGCTTCGAGGTCAATTGCACATCATGTGCCTGCAGCAGTTGGTGTTGCCTCAAGTATGCCCTCTGACAGAGAGGGTGGCTCGTCTATGGCTGTTCGTTTCACAACGACAGCTGCTTATGACTTTGCCGCGAACCCTGTCACCATTTTTCGCGCTGCAGCTGATGATTTTAGCTTCAGCGTGTGGAATGGTACGGTTCCTGTCATCTTAAATACGACCACGTAAGTGGTCGTGTGGTCGCGTTCTACGGGACGCACGTGATGCTTTAATTCCGCTCTTAGTGGGTAATGATGTTCAAGACCCACCCTCGAAGACCAACATCTTGTGCCATATTTCGATTGAGAGATAATGCAGTGCGCGGCTCTTAGTCTTTGTTTATATAACTTTTCATAACCTTTTGTATATAATTTAATTTTAAAGGAAAATCCTATGATGGTGATAAATCACCCACGTTTTCAAAGAGAAATGCTGGGCTGATCACCCAGTAGGTCTTTGCGACGATGTGCGGGGAGAGCTGTGATGCTCTCTTCCTCGAAGAAAGTCTCGCTCCAACAAAATCATGTAAGATAGTAGTTGGTGTGGATGTATGTTACTAGAGGAAGCTCCGCGGGTTCGTAAAAGCGCCCGTCATCTTTTGGTTTAAGGAGCCAGGAGGAG